CTAGTTGGGTTAAGGCAAATGAGTCATATTTTAATATTCATACTCACAGTGCCTTGGGTGGCTGCTGTGCCGCCCATTCAATAGGCAAGCCGATCTTTCCTACTGAGTTTTCTATTGAGAAGTTGGAGCGTTTTCGTAAGAGGCTTGGGACTTATTTTTTCTCATGTCAGTTTCTTAATGAGCCAGTAAATCCTGAGCAGGTGCATTTTGATACTAAGTATTTGCGTTACTACAAATTTTATAAAGACTCTAGCTTCCAGAGAACAGAAGTAGATGGACTTACTGGACAGGTTAAGACTTTTAATAAAGTAATGATTCAACATCAGGTGCGCGATGGTCAGGTGGTATCGGACTATAATCCAAGTAAGCTTTCTAGATATATGATTATAGACCCTAATCATGCAGGGAATGATGGACGTTGTCGGCATGCTATTACAGTGACAGGAGTCCTTGCTGATCCCAGGCGTATTTATTTACTTGATGTCTGGGCAAAGGCTTGTTCGCTGGAAGAATTTATTGAGACTATTTTTAATATTGCACTTGCTTGGAAAGTTCAGAATGTTTATGTAGAGACTATTGCGGCTCAGAAATATCTTTTCTATCATCTTAATTACATAATGCCTACTAAGAGATTGGAAAATGTTTTCTTTAAGATAATGCGGTTTAAAGAACTAAAAACTCCTAAAACAGCGAATGCGAAGAAGATTAGGATTGAGTCTTTAGGCCCGATATTTGAGCGTGGGGAGTTTTGGATTAATGAAGTAGGAATGGGTGAATTTCTAGAAGAGTATAAGTCATATCCTGCTGGCAAGTTAAAAGATGTGCTTGATACTTTGGGTTATGGCCCACAAGTTTGGGATAAGCCGATGAAGCCAGGAAGTCAGAAGGCTATCTTAGAGGCACGCCACAGAGAATATTTACAGCTTACTGCTAGAACTTAAGTTTTATAGGAGTCTAAAATGCCCTTAATCACTCCGCGCAAGGTTACATTTTCCCCAGATGTTATGATTAGAATGTGGGATTATGTAGAGAAACAGATTGATCATTTGTTAATGCAGAGTCAGTCATTTAGGACTGATAAGATTCCTGACTGGAAACGAATGCTTAAAGGCAAGCCACGTTCTGAGCAGAAGAATTTTCCATTTGAGAATGCTTCTAATTTGGTAGTGCAGCTTATTGCTACTCGTGTGGAGCAGATTCTTTCTCGAATTATGGCGATCTATATGATTGATCCATTGTTCGCAGTTACTGCGCTTGGTGATCTTATAGGGCAAGATACTGATGAGATGTCGCAGGTGTTACAGCAATTTCTTAGTGATATGGCTATTGAGCCAGAGGCTTTAAACTTATATCGTAAGGAAGAATTATTCTTCCATGACGCTATAGCGTATGGAACTAACTTCATGTACTTTCCTTATATGTATATTACAGAGTCTCAGTACACAGGAATAGCTGGTACTGACTTTGCTGTAGTAGGACTTTCTCGTAAGGATGAGTTTAAGACTATTGTAACTAAAGATGGGCCAAGCCCTGAGAATCTTCCGTTGCAGCAATGTTTAGTTGATAATAAGTTAAAGAACTTTGACCAGTGTAGATTCTTTGCGCGGATAGTTCCATTAACTCGTGAAGCTGTAGAAGATAGAATTGCTTTTGGTATTTGGTCTGCTGAAGCAGGACAGAAAGTTTTGAATAGTCCAGATACTGCTGAAGGACTTTTTACAGCAGATATGGAAAATGATTCTAAGAACTTTCAAAGTTCTGGGAATCTTTATGATGCTATTTATAAGATTTTTGAATGCCACTTTAAGTTTACTCATAATCAAACTACTTATTCTATCATAGCTCATTTTCATAGATCATCAACGACTAGGCTTAGTGCAGTCTTTAATTATTTTCCAAAGAATCAATTTCCTATTGAAGATTGCCGATTTGGTTATGACTCTGATAACTTTTTTGGTTATGGTTTTTGTGAGATGTTGGCAGGGTATCAGGATGAGGTTTCGACTTTACATAACAATAGGCTTGATAATGAGGCTATTAGGAACAATGTAACATTTCGTATTAATAAAGATTCAGAGCTTGCTTCTACTCTAAAATTTTATCCTGGTGTAGCTATACCAGCGGATGAGGATGAGGTTGAGGTTTTACCAACGGCAAGCGGCAATCCTGTAGACAACGGTGGTAGTGAATCAATTACCATTGGTATGGCTAACGAACGTAGTGGAGTAGACCCTGCTATTTCTGGTATGGGCCAAGGTATTGTAAATCCTAAGCGTGGAGTTTATTCTAGCCAAGGAACAATGGCTGTGTTGCAGCAACAGAATAATAGAACGGGCCTTAGAATGATGGACGTGAGACAGACCCACCTGCGAATTGGGCGGAAACTCGTTGATATGTATGCCTTTATGGGCGCAGGGAACAAAATCGCGCGTTATGGAGAGCAGGCGAAAGATATATCAAAAGCCCTTGATGCAGTTAAGGCAGGTGGGTTAGGATTACTACTCAAGCAATCATCAGGGTCTAGTAATATAGAGAACGATAGGCAGAACTCAGTTTTGATCCAAGGGATGCAGGAGAAGTATATAGGGATTGTTAATCAGGTTCTAGCTGCGATGCAACAGCAACAACAAAATCCAGAACAGAATCAATTTCTAGCAGATGTACTTATTGCTCAAAGAACTCTATCTAGACATATTCTTAGAATCTTTGGGTACTTTGATGTAGATAAACTTCTTCCGATTCCAGCGAGTATTAAAAATGCCAGAGCTACCAAACCCCAAAGTGTACAAGGGAACACAAGTAACGCAAGCTCGGGACAGGCTCAAGGGACAGTGCCCGTCCTCAACAGCGGACGAGGTAGTACAATTCCTGTCGGCGTTACACAATAGTGCTGCTGAGACATTAGAGACTGAAGATGAGCTTTTTGAAATTTATCGTAAACAGGGAGCGATGAAGCAACTTACTTCGCTTATTTTGGAATTTAAAGCAATTAAGACTTCGGGTCTTGAAGCAGATTAGTTTTTGAATATGAAGCTCTAAAGCTGTAACACTTAAATCCCAGTAAGGAGTTATATATGCCTAAATGGTTTGCAGGACAAGGAAGTGAGAACGAAGAAGAAGCAGGAAAAGCTGTAGAGAAGAAGTTTGAAACTTTGGAAACTGGTATTAAGGAAGTTAAGGATAATTCAGTCTCTAAAACTGAGTTTCAAACTGTAGCAGATGGTGTTAAGGCAATTAATGAGCGTTTCGCGAGAGATGACGAGGCTAGGAGAAAAACTGAGGAGACTCGTAGAACTCGGGAAGCAGCAGAACGTAATGAGTCTTATGATCCAGAAAAAGAGTTTGAAACTCTAGCTGGTGACCCTAAAGGCTACGTTAATAGTGCGACTTCGCGAGCTGCTGCTCCGGGGCTACTTGCATTAGGACGGCAGGCCCGCGCTGATGTTTTGGGTAACAAGCCATATTATCATGGTGAATTTAAAGCTGAGGTAGATAGAGCAATTGAAGGAGGTACTGCGGATTATAAGATGCTTTCTAATCCTGAGTACATTGTTAATTGCTATCGTGTGGTTTATGCTAAATGGGCTGAGGAAGACAAACTGAAAGATACTCAGAAACATGCAGCTATGCACATGATGTCAGATAGTGGAGTATCTGGCGGGGATAAAGGTAACTCTGAGCCTACTGTACAATTCAGACATTCATCTGAGTATTCCTCTGATAAAGCTAAGTTCGCAGCGGCTCAGTTAGGGATTAAGGATGAGGATATTGTGAAGGCTGCTAAAGAAGGAAATATTAAAGGATTGGAGGTCTTAGCTTAAAATGGCAATGACAAATGAAAATATGGGATCGTTGGCTGCTGAAGCTAAGACTTCTGAAGTAGCTAAAGAGGCTAAGACACCTAATATCAATAATCCGATTAAAGTAGCTGCTAAGCCAGTATTGAATGAAGCTCAGCTTAAAGAAGCTGCGGAACAAATGGCTGCGCTTGCCCCAGATGATAGTTTCAGACTTAATAAACCAACGCCTCTTACTACAGATAACATAGACTTAAATAGTCTTGATCCTTATGGTCAGACAGAGAAACAGTTTGCTGATGAAGTAGAGGCTGAAGAAAGACAAGCAGCAGAAGTTTTACATCAGGCTAATGAGTCGCAGATTAAAGTTTCAGGGAAAACCATCAGGGACTTGATTGAAGATGATGCGTATAATCTCGAAGTTCCACTTTATGCAGGGGTAGCGTTTAATCCAAACTTGCTTAGAGTAGAAATGCGAGATCCTAGTTATGTAGCTAGGTGGGGTAACACTAATAACATTCGTCAGACCATGCTAGTGTCTCAGGGATTTACTTTCTGCTCTGAGAAAGATGTTCTTAATTTTGAGCAGCTTCATATGTTCGTAGATTCTCTAGGGCATTTTGTATGGGCTGATCTTGTGGCTATGAAGATTCCGAAGAACATTTATTACGCTGGACTTCGTAGGTCATATCTTAAATCTTTGCATGCTACTAATAAAACTAAAGCCGCACAAGCTGGTGCTGCATTTGCTAAGAGTGATCTTGGTCGTACTCTTACTGGGGCAGAGAAGACTTACTTAGCTAACCAGACTGCGAAGCTTGACAAAGAGATTTATACACCTGTAGTTGGTGTTTAAGTTGGGGACTATAGTAACATAGTACTTCTTGTTTTCTAAAGATAAGTAGTTACTAAGTTACAAGTCCTCTCATTTGTAAACCGGGCCTGCGCTCAAGCCCTAAGTTGTTAACTTAAAATAAAAACAAGGAGCAAAGATGGCAGGCCCGAATCTTACAACTCATACTCCTATCAACTTTGCTCAGTCTCTTTCACAGAAGGGGCCGTTTAGTCAAGCGATCCCTGAAAGAGCTGGGCAGACTTTTAAAGGTGGAACTCCGGTTCAACCTTATACTACTGGTTTAAATACTTTCACTCAAGCATGGGATGGCACTACTGTTGCTGCTGGGATTTGGGGTATTGCTTACGCCTTTGGTCAGAACTTGGCGACTAATGGTGCAGGTGCTCCTACTCAGTTTAACCCTGTTGGGCCACCGAGAGCGACACAGACTTTTGGAAGCGTGCCTAATCAGCCGAGCGCGGTTAATATTGCAATCGGTGCGCCAGCTTCTGATGGCCGGACTTACTTCATGCTCGCAGATGGGGATAACATCTTCGAGGCTACTTATGACAATAGTAATGGTACGACATCTGCGGACTATACTCCTACATCAAGTCAGATTGGAACTGCGTATGGTTTGACTGTTGATGCTAATGGATACTGGTATGTAGATGGTCATGTTACTGGATCTAATGCTGTAGCTGAGATTGTAGGTGCGAATCCTGACTATGGCTTTGGTGAAGTAAATGGTATCGTGCGTTTTATCATAATTCCCTCTGCTCGCTTCATTGGGGCCGCGATCTAACCTTGCTGTAGCTACTAAAAATAACTAAGGAGTTGTCTTATGGCAATGGTTCGGCCTTCATTTAGCCAGCTTATGCAGACAGGACTCAGGAAGCTTTATCTTGAGACTGAGATGCTTGAGCAGAGAGCGGAGGAGTTTCCTACTATTTTTAATGTGGAAACTTCAACTAAACAGTACGAGCAAGATGTTAAGATGGCAGGTATGGGGCCGTTGCAGGAGAAGCCAGAAGCTACTGCAACTGCGTACTCTGATATGATTCAGGGTGGCACTATCAGATACTTGCATCTTACTTATGCGCTAGCAGCTCTTACTTCTAAAGAGCTTATGGATGATGACCAGTATGGGGTTATTAAGAAGATTCCCTCAGCATTGGCTAGGAGCACTCGTTTTACTCGCGAGTCTGTGGCTTTTGCTATTCTTAATCAGGGTTTCTCTAGCACAGTTACTACTACAGATGGTGTGTCTCTGTTTAATAATGAGCATCCCCTTCTTGGTGGTGTGGCTGCTACTAATCTTGGCCCTGGCCTACAGAACGTAGTATCAGCCGCAGGTACTTATCCTAATCGTCCTCCTACTGATCTTGATTTTAGTGTAGGTGCATTGCAGCTCGCGACAGCTTATTTTGATCGTCTAGTAGACGCTCAAGGTATGCCTGTGGCGCTGAAGCCGAAGTATGTGGTTATTCCTACAGAACTGAAGTTTCTTGCTCGTGAGATTCTAGGTTCTTCTGGAAAGCCGGGTTCCTCGGATAATGACATTAACTCGATTCTTGCAGAGGATTATGAATATATTGCTCCTCACTATCTTACCAGTGCGACAGCATGGTTCTTGATCTGTGAGAAAAAGCAGCATCAGCTTAATGTATTTATCCGCGAGGCTCCTAACACTTCGTTCGATGATGATTTCGATACGGATGGTATTAGACAGAAGACTCGTACTCGTATGAGTGCGGGAGCTACTGACTGGTATGGGACTTTCGGGTCGAACGGAATGTAAATAGTTGAAAACAAAGGACTTAGGCTCGATTTGACATTGAAAACTGGGTGTGGTATGTTGGAAGGGCTGTCGCACCCAGTTTGTCAAAATAAGGAGCTTAAGTTCATGGAACCTGAATTTAAAATTTGCCCACTCTGCAATGAAAATAAACCCAAAGAAGCTTATAAAATTCAAGAAGGTCAATATAGAAACAATGTTTGTAAAACCTGTCTTGGTAAGAGATATAGGACTAAGTTAAAACTTGACGTTCTAAATGCTTTTAACAGAGAATGTGATTGTTGTGGAGAAACTAATCCACATTTTTTAACTTTAGATCATGTACAAAATGATGGTAATATTCATAGACAAGAATTAAATAATTATCAATGCATGGCTGAGGCTAGAAAAGAAGGTTTTCCAAAAGAAAAATATCAATTGCTGTGTATGAACTGCAATTTTGCTAAAGGTCATTACGGTGAATGTCCACATAAGTTAGGGTTAACGTCTGAAGAGCTTTATGAGAAGTTAGAAAAGACTCAGATTAGATTTGGTAAGAAATTTCAAAATAGTAGAACAGCTAAAAATCTGAATGGTTTAGCTAAAGCTAGAGAAGTTTTGAAAGAAATTAGAATTGAAAATGGTCAAGTAGGTGAAGATGCTGCCACAAGAAGTAGAAAATATAGAGAAAGACATCCAGAGTATAAAGATCGTAAAAAAGAATTAAGACAACAAACTTCAGCTAAAGCAATGATTCAGGAAATGACTCCTGAGCAGATTCAGCAATTAATTCAAAGTCTAGGAGTAGATCATGCCTAAAGTTCCACTTCAGAGTTCTATTAAAGGAATTGATATTGTAACTGGAGAGCCTGCTACAACTGGCGGGCCTTATGCTTCTCCGAATCCAGTTAAGCCGTTTAATCATCCAGATGCTATTGAAGCGCAGAGACGTAATAAGACTGGGCCTTTTAAAGATAGCTCGGCTCCAAAGGAAGGTTTTAGAGGCGCGCGAACTTTAGAAGAGTTGAAAGCTGATGAACGTAGGAAAGCTGATGCGAAAGCTGCTCAGGTTAATGAAGCTCGTCAGGCTGCTAGCAAGACTCAAACTCCACTAACTCCGGGGACTCAGGCTGCTGCGGCTGCGCCAATTAAACCTGCTCCGATTGTTCCTATACATCCTGCTCCTGTGAGAACGCCACAAGGCATGGGTAAGCCTGTAGTTGCAGCTCAACATGTTCCTACATCTACAGCGAAGGTTCCGCCAAGTTCTCCTCCTGCTGCGCGAGTTACTCCTGAAGATAAGACCACAGTAGTTGAAACTCTTAAGGATGCAAGTAGCATTCCTGTTACTATTGATCCCGAGGTTAGCAATGAAACAGGGGATACATCCAAAGCTGGAGAAACCACATCTGGGAAAGCCGAAGATAAAGGTTCCGAAGGGGCATAAAGAACGTACCTTTCGGATGCCAAGATTTCGGGTTCCTAAGAGGTTAGGAGCTTGATATGCCACTGGAAAAAGGTAAGTCAAAGAAGGCTATCTCTAATAACATTCGTACAGAACGCCATGCTGGTAAACCTGAGAAACAAGCTATAGCTATTGCTATGAGTGAAGCAGGTAAGGGCAGAAAAAAGAAAAAGTCATAAGATGCCAGTATCTTCTAGTTATGTCGGCCCTCATACATTTAATAAAGGCCCGTGGCATTTTTGCATGCGGTGTGATATTAAGTGTAAGTTATCTGACATGACATGGCAACGTGGCTTGCTTCTTTGTTCTATTTGTCTAGACCCTTATCCACTAGAAGGTCAGCGTGAACAAGCGATAATGCTTGTTCTAACAGATGGTAAAGTAGATTTTCAAGTAAGTCCGAAGTTAACAGAGCCTGTGGTAGATTCAGATGATTTGATGATTTTTTAGTTTTAAGGAGATTTACGATGCCATTTCCGTACACAAATCCGAATGAGTCACAGCTCCAGCAGCGACGGAAGATTATGCTAGGAGCACAACGTTTTAATCCTAGTGGGACAGCCACACTAACTCGCGGAGGTAAGGGTAATTGGTACTGGGCTATTGGAGCATCTTTAACAGTGGACTTTGCAGCAGCCTTGGATCAAGCTATTAGTGAGTATACATCTGCGAATGTTAATTATCAGCAAGGTGGCACTCCTAATGGGGATATGTCGATTAATAGTGCGACAGCTCTTTATTTGGCAAGCGGCGCTAACCTGACAGCAGCTACTCTTGGTGTAAGTGAAAGTACCTTTGGGGCTGCTACTACTCCTACAGTAACTGACCTTATTGCACCTACTGCGCTTGCCTTACCACTTGGCACTAACATTCAGGAAGTTGCAGTTCTACCTTCTAATAATGGGCTTCTGATTCTTGATCCAGCGCAGCTTATTGTAGAAGCAATTTTCCAGACAGCCGCAGGTGGGGCTTTGCACTTCTATGGTGTAATTCTGGATGTAATGCTCAGTCGCTAGGTTAAAGATTTTTACTCTAACCTAGAAAATTATAAAAACTATCGACTGGAGTGCGAAATGGCGAATAATATTACTGGGAACCCGGTCTATATAGATACGGCCGGGACTCTTTTCAAACAACGATTTAAATTCGATGGTGGTATTTGGAATAATGCGGCTGCTGCTGATACATTAGTGCTTATGGATACAGCAGGACGCGTTGTTCTAAGTGCCACTTTTCCCACAGACCTTCAACCTGTGGAAATCCCGAAAATGGGTTGGGTTAATGGATTAATTTGTACTACTATAAGTGGTGGAAATGTCACCATTTATGTTGGGAATAAGTAATTTTTTAGTTTTGATAGATTAATTTTTCGATTAGTAACCTAAAAGAGCGCCTATCAAGGGCGCTCTTTTTCGCAACACGGGCTAAATACCCTTGACTTTTGCTCTGAGACGTGCTAGCATAGATATAAGCATAGCCATATTAATAAGATAAGTGATTTAATTATGCCTCCTCAAGTAGATCAAAAATCTAGGCAATTTACAGTAGATTATCGTGCCCCATTTGGGGGTATTGATTCTACTGCTTATGCTAGTGCGATTGATGAGCATGATTTTGCTGCTATGAATGGGATTTATATTGAGAATAATAAGATTAAACCAGTAGGATTTCAAGAACTTTTAAGAGCTACGTTTGACACTGGTGGCGAAAGCTATATGGGGTATATTCCACTTACTAGTTACTTTAACAATGTAAGTGATCCAAATACTTTGGTTGGTTATATTATCTCAGATGAGAATTTGTATCCTGTTACTGGTACAATAGGTGCGCTTGCCCTTGGTACACCAGTTCCTTATATCCCTGCGATGGGTGGTGGAAGTACTTATTTTCATTTTATTGTAATTGATGATATAGAGACAGGAGTTCCTTCAGTTTATTGGACTGGAGAAGGTTGGTATGAAATTTGGGGGTATGATGCAGTTACGTCTACTCTTAGTTTAACGACTAACTATTGCGGTGGCGGAGTTTTAGGGC